TTGCGTCTAAATAACCTGTCAAGATTGGTTCTGTATCTACTGTGATTTTTGATATGGTTGGTTTATTTACCCTTATATTCGTAAGTTTTGTTAAATTCGTCCATTTTATGTTGATTTCTTCTAAAGCTGCTTCTAATGCTGAGTTCAGTTTCCTTCCATCTTCTTGTTTGTCTACCTTTAGGTTCACTTTTGGAATGTTATAAGTAGTTATCCATGCTCCTAATTCTATTTTCTTTCCGAATCCTGCCAGTTCAACTCTTTCTGCGTTATCGAATTGATCGAACATCTGTGGGCAAACGAACTGGTATATTCCGGCTCTTGCTAAATCCATACATGTACCGGCTCCTCCATGGTGGACAAACGCTTCTGTTTTGTTTGCTAAGGCGCTGATTCTTACTGGTCCTTCTATTATTCTGCCAGGATATGTTTGTTCAAGAGTGACGAATGCGGGGTTGCTTGTTGATATCAATATTCTCCAATCCATCCCATCACATCCTTCAATTGCTAACTTATACATGTTTATATCGCTCATTGTCCCAAAATGAATAATGATCTCTACGTTTTCGTTGAATGTGTTCATTTTTCTGTCTTCTCTAGGATAATAGTTGAAGCTGGCTATGTGTGCAGATGAATTTGTGACTTTTAACCAACCATCTATCGGGGCTATTTGTGGCCTGATCTTCCTTAAAAATTTTTTCATTTCTAAAGGTTTTCCTGTGATACGTAAGTGTTCTGTTTCCATTGCGTCTTGATGAAGTCTGTACATACCATCTCTTTTCATGTTTGCCCACCATCTTTGTATGCTAGAAGAGGCTCGAGATAGTGTCTGTGGGATGTAGTCTATATAAGGAACGTTGTGGATGTGGGCGTAAAGAGCGCCTTGCGGTCCCACTTTTGTTCCTATTATCAAATCTGGTACTTGGTGTGTCGGCATATGCATCTTGATCCAATTTGGGTTCAAACTGTCAGAAAGGATGGTATCCACCGATGCTGATACGTCTTGTAATCTCTTCCATTTTTCTAGCAGTTTGTTAAT